CGGTCGCCGAAGCGTTCGGCTGCTGCACCATCATGAGAAGCGAGAAGAAGAACGCCTCGCGGACCGCGTCGCGGCGCTGGTTCTCCATCTCGAGACCGATGTCGATGCGCGCGTTGGTGACCAGCGGGTGGTAGAGCGCACGGCCCTGGCTGTCGACGCCGCCGTAGATGATGCCGCCCGGGCTGGTGCGGATGCCCCGCACGGCCACCTCGTCGGGGGCGAGCAGGGGCGGATCTGCGGCCTTCTGGGCCGCGACGATCGTCGTCTTGCCCATGGCGTTCAGCATCTTGGCGTCCGCAAGCGCCAGCATCGCCGGACTGTCGCCGTACACCGCCTGGCTCGCCGTGGACCAGCGCGGCACCATGTACGGGAACTCGCGATAGCCTCCCTCGGACAGAAGCCGGCCGCCCTCGACCTCGACGTAGCACGACTTGAAGGCCATGCCGCGGGCATCGCGCCGCCGCGGGTCATGATCGCCGTTGGGGAAGACGGCGTGGATGAACTCGAAGCTGCGGTCCGGCTCCCTCTCGGCCGCTTTCGCGATCCTGTCGCTCACCTTGCCAGGCCATTGCTGCGCCGCCTGGCGGGCGGTGAATCGGAAGCGCCGGTACACCGTGTCGATGCGCTCGGAATAGTCCTCGGCGACGAAACATTCCGCCAGGTGCCGGCACGAGAAGCGGAGCTGACCCCGCTCCATGTCCTCGTCGACATAGAAGATGCCGGTACCGAAGCAGGAGAGATCGCGGTACAGCTCCAGCACCTTGGCGTAAAAGCGCTGCCCGCCCGCCGCGAAGGCATCGCGCATGCAGCGGCCCGCCGCCTCGAGCCACAGCTTCACCTCGCGGTCGTCGTTCAGGTCCTGCTCGACGCTTCGGAGCGCGAACCACTCGTTCGCCGAGTTGGTGATCATGCCCCAAAGACCGGCGGCCAGGTTCTGGGCCGCCAGGCCGGCCGTACCGTCGAAGATCTTTTGCGAGCGCTTCTCGCCCGGCGTGCGCGGGCCGACGAAGTCCGCGCGCATGGGATGGACGAGTTCCGCGATCTCCTGCCAGTGCGACTCGAAGACGCCGCGCTCGGCCTTCAGCCTTTCCTGGCGCCGGATGATGTCCTTGGCGAGATCGTCGGCCATTTCAATCCTTCGGAACGGTTGTCGGGGATCGAACACGATCGCGTGTCCGGATCCAGGGAAGCCAGGTGAACGCGTGCGCGACCACACCCGGCACCAGGAGCGAGGCGCCGGACCAGGCGAAACGGGACGCGGCGACGAGCACCGTCTGGGCGCTCTGGACGACTGCGGTCGCAGCCTGCCCGGTCCAGGAGAAGGCGGCTTTCGCGACCGCCAGCACCTCGCGCGCGTTGACGGTCAGGTTCTGCCCGCCAAAACCGAGGCCGCCCTTCGTCACGCCGACGTTTTCGCGTGCGTTCGTCGCCGCGCCCCGGCCCGTGTAGCCGAAGCTGCCCTTGGTGAGGGACACGATGCTCGCACCGCCATGCAAAAAGACGTAGGTCCGGCGAGCGACCGGCGCGTACAGATCCCAGCGGGTCGCGGGATCGTAAAGCGCGAAGACCTCGGCATCGGTCAGCGCACGGTTATAGAACCGGATGTCCTGGATCGTGCCGTCCAGCCGCTGGGCGTGGAAATCATCGAAGCACTGGAACGCCTGGACGATCGGATTGTAATCGGCGACCTGCCCCTTATAGACGCCGTTCACGTAGAATTTGGCCAGTGCCGACGGAGAGTCCGTCTGCGTACCGACGAGGTGGTAAATCAACCCGCGTGTGACCGCGCCGCCGTCTATGGTGCTCGGGTCGATGTAAAGCCGCCAGTGATTGTCGGGCCAATGGTAGATGGCAAGACTCTGATTGGACCCACCGCCTCCGCTGTTCGATCTCACGACATTCCGATAGCCGGACGAGGTGCTGTTCGCCACCACCCACGCCGCAATCGTGCACGGATACCCCGAGGCGAGGGTCGGCGTGAGGAAGCTGTTCGCGCCGCCGTTGTTGTTGAGGCCCATTGCCCCCAGGGGCGTGGGTTTTTGAGTTAGCGACCCAGAGGTGGTGGCGTGCCTCTGCCACCCGGAGAAGTCATAGACACGCGACGGATTCGATGCCTGCAACGGATACCAGGCGGTCAGGCTCATGGTCTGCGGACTTCCCGCATTGAGACGGAAAGGCCCGCGCGGCGGTTCCGACCATTTGCTCGGGAGAATGATTACCGCCACGGCGCCCTCCCCGGCTCGGCAGGCGCTGTCTTCGCCGGAGGCTCCTCGCCTCGCTGAAGCGCCGGCGAAGCGGGCGCCGAGGCGAGCCTAGGGCGCGACGTTGGCATAGACCGGCGTGTACCAGAACGTGCCACCCGCACTCGCGTCCAGCGCCACGCCCGTGCTGTGCACGAGGAAGATGCCGTGGTTCTTGGGGATGGAGCCTCCGAACAGCGAGGCGAGAGAGCGCGGCTTGAACCACAGGACCTCCCCGGTCGTCGCATCCGCCACCGCCGTGCCCAGCAGGGCCAGCCCCGCGTTCTTCACGTTGCTGCTCGTGATGCTCTTGTTCGCGTCCGTCCCCGTGATGCTATCCGGGTAATCGGACGTATCGTTCTCGGAGGCATAGACCCAGGCTTCCACGACGCCGCCAGCCGTGGGGCTGGTGCCGAGCTTCACCTTCCCGCCGATCAGGTAATCCAGGTAGAGGTTCGTCGTGTTCGAGACCGCCGTGCTCGCCCGCCCGGCCAGGAGGTTCGCGTCGTGCGCCAGCGATTCGAGCGTCAGCGTGTAGGCCGCAGACGAGCCATATTTGAGGAGCGTGTCGCCGGACGCCATCAGATCGCCCTCGCCCTTGTGATGTCGCCGGGTGCAAGTAAGCCGAGCCCGAGTTCGGCCCCGCGGCTCACGGTCTCCTGGCGCGCCGCGGTCAGGTTGGCGACGGTCGCGGACCCGGACCCGAACACGTACTGCACGAACGCGACATCGACGGCATTCGTCGGATCGACCGTCGTGCCGCCGCAGAAGGCCAGCCACTGGGATTTCTTGGCGTCCGTGAGGGCCGCGAACTCGGAAGCGTCCGTCTGGTGCCGGACCTCGTCTCCGCTCATCGACGTGCGGAGCCGCATGCGGTTCGCCGCATTCAGGCTCGCCGCCGTCTGCACGTCGCTCATGCCAGCGTATCCGCGGGCCAGGGGATCGAGGGTCAACTCGGCCTTCAGGATGGCGTAGTCCATGGTCCTGCTCCTACGGGCTCGTGATGATGCCGGCGGCGTCCATCTGCAGCGTGAGATCGCCAGAGACGTTGCCCTTGTCGGCGCCGAAGTCCGCGTAGGCGATGAGGCGCGCGGTGGAGGCCGTGCCCGTGTCCTTGTAGAGGACGGCCTTGCGCGCGTTCGAGAAGCCGGAGGCCGATTGCGTCCACGTCACGTCGGTGGCGTCGAACGTCACTGTGCCGGACGAGAGGGTGACCGTCTGGCCGGTGAGCGCCGTGCCCCCGGCCGTGTAATTCGTCCCCGACACCTCGTTCGTCACATCGCTCTTGTATCCGTCGGTGGCCTGGTTCGGCGCGTAGGTGGACGTGCACAGCATGACCTTCAGCGTGTCCGTGTCGAGATCGACGGCGTCCACCTGGTCGAACTGCGCCTTGCGGAACTTGTCGTAGAGCGTCCAGGCCATGGCCTACTCCTTTCCGCGCACGCCCAGCGCGGCTTCCCTCAGCGTGAGTTCGGATCGGAGCTCGCGGACGCGCGCCGCGTCCTTCACGGGGTCGAGCTCCTCGAGCTTCAGCCGGATGCGCGCGTTGCGCATCATGTGGCGCTCGATGGTGGCGGGATCGCCGGCGCCGGGGCTCGGGCGCAGGGCGCGGCCTGTCATGCCTGCCGCTGCCGTCGAAGCGCGGCGCGACCTGCCTTCGCCCAAGCCGAGTCGGCGCAGAAACGCGAACAGTGCCATGGCGCGCCCCTCACCGGCTCAGCCGATAGGTGATGGTGCCGGAACTGTAGGCCGTGCAGTTGAGGCGGTAGAGGATTCCCGTCTCCGGTTCCTCGCCCACCTTGTCGGTGCCGCTCGTATACGATTCGACCGTGTTCCACGTGGATCCGCCGTCGAAGGAGCGTTGGAGGGCCACGGTCGCCGAGCCAAAGCCCTGGACCGAGACGTTGAACTTCCCGTAGAGCGCCACGGCACCCGAGGCGCCAGTCCCCGTGAACTGCCCGCTCACGCTTGCTACTGCCATCTCCTTACCTCCTCGTCACTGGCCCAAGAGCCGCTTGGCGGATCCCCCGTCGGTGGCCGCCTTGACCGCCGCGCCGAGCTGGGTGGCGTAGAGGCCGGCCCCGGGCGTGGAGGCGGACCTAGCGCCTTGCACCACGCGCTGGGCGTAATTTGCGGGAGCGGGAAGCGCGGGCGCCTTCGCCGCGCGGTTGAGTCCCGCGGCCATCGAGTTGTAGAACGTCGGGTAGCACACGGCGCTATTGCCCCAGCAGCGTCTTCGCGGTGACGGGCGCCTGGCTCGTGTCGCCCAACCCGCTGGTGAGGATGTTCGCGCCCATGCCGCGGGCCCGCGCCGCCCGTTGCCGCTCCGCCAGCGCCGCGGCCTGGACCTCAGCCGCGCTCGGCCCCGGAGGGGGCGGCAGCGGCGGCAGCGGCGGCGGCTTGGGACTCGAGAACAATCCGGGAAGGCACATCGCTCAATCTCCAGGCATAGAGGTAGAATGTCTCGCGATTGCGGCCCATGTCGGGCATGACCGCCTCGCGCACGGCGCCGAGCCGCTCGAGCCACCGGCGCGCCGCCTCGTGGCCCTCGATCGTCCGGCACTCCATCCGATGCGCGCCCGCCGCCAGAAGCGAAGCCGCCATCCGCTTGCGCGCCCACCGCGTCAAGCTGCAGGCGACTTCGGGCCACGCATCGGTCGCGAACATGCCCACCGAGTAGAACCCCGGCCAACACTCGATCGTGGCGACGACCGCGACGGGCACACCGTCATGCCAGGCCACGCATCCGAACCTTGAGAGCGCAAACGTCTCTTGGGCGATCTGGTCGGGGTCGAATGTCCAGCGCGCAGCAGTGATCTCGCGGCGGTCCTCCTCTCGCATGTTCCGTGCGACATGAAGGATCGGCTCGAGCGCCAGGGGCTCAATCCGTGTACGGGGCGTCTTCGGGCCCAATCTCTCCGGTCGGCCCTTCACGTGGGCGGTCATGCGCTGCGTCTCCGCGCGCCCGGCGTTGCAGGCGGCAGGCGCGGCATTGATCCATCGCATTGCATGACTGCGCGGACGAACTAGCGTGTTGCCGGTCACCGCGCGCGTTTGCACCGCGCGCTTTCCGGCACCTGGCACGGGGGAGACCCGACGCCGACAAAACAGGGAACTAAATTATGCGAACCAAAAAGACCGTGCGTGTGCTTGCGTTGGCCGCGTCTTTTCTTGCGGCCACGGCGTTGACGGCCCTGGCGCAGGACTCCGGCCGAAGCCCGCCGGAGAAGACCACGGGCGCCGGAACCGTAACCCCGAGCGAGATGAGCCCCGACGCGATGGGCCAAGGCATGGTCGGGCCCGGGATGATAGGGCCCGGCGTATTGGGGCTTGGCATGACGGGGCCAGGTTGGGGCTACATCATGCCCAGCTTCGACCTGACCATTAATGACGTGAAGGCCGCGATCGATCGCTGGCTCACGGCCTGGGGCAACCCGCACGTGAAGCTCGGCAAGATCACGGAGGCCCATGATACCATCACCGCGGAGATCGTCACCCAGGACAATTCCCTGGTGGAACGGATCGAGGTGGACAAGCAGACGGGTCTCTATCGCATGGTGCCGTAGCGGAAGCGCAAAACGCTCCGACGGGTGCCGCCGCGCACCACGGCGCGACGGTTCCGTGCGCGCGCTGCGCCGCCGCCATACGGTCCGCCGGAACCCCCTGTGCCGCACGCGGGCGGCGGCTTCCGCCATGGGTTGGCTCGCCGCCCTGCGGGCCAAAACCTCCAGCCGAAAGTTCGCCTGCTTCGGCGGGCGAAGGAAGGTCGGGGGGCGGGCCGTTCCTCACCACGCGAACGGATCGTAGTCGCTCGAGGCCCGCATCGGGCGCACGCGGTGATCGTCCGGCCGGCGGACAAGCGCGCGCCCTTCGCCGGCGCCCAGCATCAGGTACTGCGCCGCGTCGCAGACGTGGCTGAAGTGATTCTTCTCGGGCGTGTCCTTGTACCGGTCCTCGCCGGCCACTTTCTGGCGCCTGTACCGGTATCCGCCGGCCAGACCCTTCCGCAGCGTCCGGCACTCGGGCGAAACCACTAGGCCCGGTTCGCCGTCGATCAGGCGGCTCATCGCCGCGGCCACCGCCTCGCGGCGCTGCAGGAAATCATTGGTTGGCGCAGGCCGCGCCGGGATTGCGGCGCTTCGCAGAATTTGGAAGGGCGTCGTCTCATCCGTCTGCGCGCGAGAATCGCCCGCCGGATCGCCGAACACGTCAAACCCGAAACCGGCGTACCGCCCGCGCATTTCCGCCGCCAGCAGCTCCGCGAATCTCTTGACGCCCATGTCTTGGGCGACGAGCTCGGACAGCATCCTCCACTGGCCGGACGTTGCGCGCTGCGCAAACACGGCCGCGGGCGTCAGCCCGAAATCGATCCCCACGAACACGGTCAGGCCGGGCGCAGGCGCCACGTCGCGGCAATGCACGGCGTCGCGGTATTCCGGATACACCGGCTTTCCGTCCGCGACATAGGCGTATTCGCCGCGGACATAGACCTTGATCCATGCCTCGTCCTTGCCCCTCTTCGCCCGCTCGTAATAGCCCGCGGGCAGATTCGCGACGTTCTCTGCTTGCGGTCCGTCGCCCGGGGGCTGGGCGAAGAACTCGAAATCTTCGGGTTTGGTTTCTTCCGCCAGTCGGTACCACCAGTGATCGGCGTCCGGCGCATTGGTGTCCATGATCACGCCGGCCCACGTCGGCCCGCCATCCTTCCCGCTCGGGAATCTCCCGACGCGGCCGGTGAGACCGTCCAGTATGGATTTCGGAACCTCGCGCGCCTCGTTGATCCAGGCGCCCGTCGCTTCCATCGACAGCAGCTTGCGCACGTCTTCCGGCCTGTCCAGGGCGACGAACAGGACTTCCAGGTCCACATCGCCGGCCCGCAAGCGGTGCATGGGCGGACCCTGCTCGCGCCACTTGCCGATCATCGGCGGCACCCATTGGTGCCAGGTCTTGATGGTGGTGGTCTTGAGCTCCGGATAGGTGTTGCGCACCGCCACCCATCGCGAGCGTCTTAGGCCGTCGGGCCCCGGATTCTGCTCGCAGGCGCGGCGCAGGATCTCGATGCAGCAGGCCGTCGACTTGCCGGAGCCGATCGGCCCCCGGATTCCGCGCACGAAGGCGTTGGACCGCAGGAACCGGGCGAGCGTCTTTCCCGGCGCCTTATAGTCGATCGTGATGTCCGCCACGTGGCCTGTCCCCGTGCCCGCCGGCGCGATCCCCCTCTTGCCGTTTCGCCCGCGGGAGCGCGCGCCCGGCGCCGCGCGACGGTTCGCAAGGGCCGGCTGCCCTGCCCGCCCGCCGCGATTCGGTGGCCCGAAGCGGGACCGCGCCGCGGTCAGGACGGGTCGCGGAGGTCGATCTTCACATTGAGCATCGTCGCCCTGCCGCTCGTTTCCGGTTCGCCCGCGCGCGAATGGACGAACGGCGCCGCGGCCTTCGCCATGGCGTCACGCCGGGCGGCCGACGCGGTTTCGTCCTGCAGTACGCGAAGCATGTAGGTGAGCGGCGTCAGCGCCGGGTCGGGGGCGAGCGGCCCTTTCGCTTGCGGTGCGCCGTTGCGCTTCGATGTGTTCCGCGACCGCGTCTCTGCCGGGGCCGAGGCTGCGGGTTCGGCCTTTCGCCGGGTCGTGTCGGGCTCGGTCGGGCTCAGCTTTCTTTTCGCGCCGGTGTTCGTCTTCTTGGCGGGCGATTTTTTCGGCCCGCCCGCCTTTTGGGGCCGTGACCGCATATGGACACTCTCTCGGATCGGGATCGGGTCGGGCCGAGGGTCTGCGCGGCGCGCGGCTTCCGGGCTTGACCCCGTGAAGCGCCGCCGAAAATCGGCCAAAAACAAAGCCCGGCGAGCCGTTCAAGGGCCGCCGGGCGCACATCGCCACTGTGATGTCATTCCTATACCATATACGTTTCATCAGTTGCAAGGATTTTTTTCATACCCACCCCTGCCAGACCCGCGCTCGATCTGCGGCCCCGGAATTCCGGCGTTTCGCGGGGCGCGTATCATGATTCGGACCCACGGCGCGGCCGGGCGTGATCCGGAACGCCTTCCGCACGGGTCACGGCGCCAGGGCACCAAGGGGGAGGCCCGCGATGCGGCCCGATTACACGGACCCCGAGGATGTCCTCGCCCTCTACCGCAAGCGGGCCGCTCGTTACGACCTGACCGCCAATCTCTATTACCTGATGGGTCTCCGCGAGCGGCATTTCCAGAAGCTGGCCGTGGACCGGCAGCGGCTATCCCCCGGCGACACTGTGGTGGAGATCGGCTGCGGCGCCGGTCTCAATTTCGCCCCGCTGCGCGAGAAAGTCGGCGCCACCGGGCGGATCATCGGCGTCGATTTGACGGACGCCATACTGCGGGTCGCGCGAGAACGCGTGCAGGCCCAGGGCTAGACGAATCTCGAGCTCGTCGAGCAGGCCGCTTCCGGCTATCGCTTTCCGCCCGGGAT